CTCGCAGCCGTCAACGCCATGATTTATATGCGAAATATCACGATTACGACAGCGAAATCAGCGACTTACTTGGAGAATGTGGGATGAAGGCGGCCGGCCGCGAAAAGGAAATCAAGCGGCGTGTCGATCCGAAACCCGGCCGGGTGGAAATCGCGGGTTCCGTCCTTTGGCTGTCCACTGGGACCCGGGCGCAGGGCCATGGCGCGGACCTTGACCTTGCCGTCATAGACGAATGCGGGCTCATCACCCAAAATCAGAGCGACCTCATCACGGGCTTTTTCGATGCCCTGTCGGCACGCAATGGCCAACTGGTCCTGACCGGCACGCGCGGGGATTCCCCTGCGTTCAATGACCTGATGGAACGGCCGGACAGTCGCACGCATGTGACGCTCTACAGCGCGGACAAGGGGGACGATGCGTCCGACCCCGCCATCTGGGCCAAGGCGAACCCGGGGCTCGGCACGATCAAACCCCTTCGGTTTATGGCCGATGCCCACGAAAAGGCCCAACAGAGCGGCAACCTTTCAGAGTTTCAGGCATGGCAACTGAATGTTCCCCTCTCGCCGCAGCGCGAACTGCTGCTGGATTACGAGGTGCTGCGCAAGGCCTACCGCCCGGAACCCCAGACCATCCCCGGCGAACCCGTCCATATCGGCATCGACCTTGGCGGCAGCGCCAGCATGACCGCGGCGACCATCGCTTACGAGACTTCGGGGGTGGTCAAAGTGCTTGGCGCCTTCCCCGGTGCTGAACTCGACCTGCGCGCCCGCGGCAAACGTGACCTTGTGGGTGACCTCTGGGCGCGCTGCGCGGAAGCGGGTGAACTGATCGAAACCTCTGGCCTTGTAAGCGACCTGGGGGAGTTCCTGCCGGAGCTTTTCCAGCGCATTGGCCCGCACCCGGTGCGGAGCGTGTCGTGTGACAGATACCGCCAAGCGGAGTTCGAAACCGCCATGGCCCGGGCGCGGCTGGCGTGGCCCGTGATTTACCGGGGCACCGGGCCAAAGGACGGCGATGCGGACATTCGTGCCACCCGGCGGCTGTTCATCGCTGGCGCGCTGCAAATGCGGCGCAGCCTCTTGCTGGAGGGCAGCATGGCGGAAGCTGACGTGAAGGTCAGCGCCACAGGCGCTTGCCAGCTTTCCAAGAGCCACCCCCACGCCCGCATCGACGTGGCCCAAAGCCTTGTGTTGGCCTGCTCCGCCCTGCTGCGGGCGCGGGACGAAGTGAAACCCGAATACACGGTGGAAATCCTCTGATGGCACGCACGAACCCCGCACCCTTGAAGACGGCCCGTTGGGCAGAGCTTCGCGCCCACGTGGCGCATCGCGCCAGCTTCCGCTGTGAGCATTGCAGCCGCTTCTTGGGCATGACCGGCGAGGCCGACCATGTGGTGCCGCGGTCCGATATCGACCTGATCGGGATCGGCGTCTTTGACCCGTCGAACCTGCAGTATCTCTGCACCCCCTGCCATTCCTCCAAATCGAACCGCGAACGCTGGTCGCGGCAAGAGCGCGCGCCCAAGCGGGTGCGTTCCAACGTCCCCGGACGCCATCTTTTTCTCGATGCGGCGGGCATTTCTCCAACCATCGAAAGGACTGCAACATGTTGAAATCCCAAGAAATCCAGCTTGCACAAAGCAAGCGCCGTGAGAAAATGGCCAGCATCCAGAAGGCCGACGAAATCAATGACGATGGCCGCACGGAACTGCGCAGCCTGACCAGCGCCTATGAGGGCGCGGAGGTGGAGCTTCGCGCGGCGCTGCTGCTGGAGGGCGCCGAACGCGAAAAGATCAAGGCTCCCGATACGGCAACGACCGACTTCAGCCGGGAGTGTCGCGCGTTCGATCTGTCCGCTGTCGCCGCGGCAATCACGGACGGCAAAGCTCTGACCGGGCGGGAAGCCGAAGTTACCGCCGAACTCGAACAGCGCTATGGCGAAGGCCACAAGGGCCTGCGCTTTCCTTGGGAGGCGCTGGAGCGGCGCGCCGATGCCGTCACCGACTCCAGCGCGGGCACCAGTCAGGAACTGGCTTCGCGCCCCGTGATGAACGCGCTGGAGCGGTTTTTCGAGTCCTCGGCGGCGCAGCGGTTCGGGGTTTCTGTGATGCAAGTCGCGGGTGCCCCGACCTTCCCGGAAATCACCGCCGGGGCGTCCCTGTCGTGGGTGGCAGAGGGTGCGGGCGCAGACGCGCAGGCGATTTCGACCACCAGCAAAACCCCGACCATCCACACGGCCACCGGGCGCTATCTCCTGTCCCGGCAGGCGCTGCGCCAGAACTCGGCGTTGGACCAAATCCTGCGCCGCGACCTTTCCGAGGTGCTGCGCGAGGGCATCGACAAGGCAGTGTTCCAAGGCACGGGCACCGCGGAACAGCCCGCCGGCTTCGCCTCTGTGCTGACCGGCGACCGCACGGCCGCGCTGGAGGACATGCCGGACTTCGCCGCCTTCATGCTTTACGCGACGGAACTGCAGGAGACCGCGAAGCTCTCGGATGCGGCGGGGGTGCGTATCGCCGGCGCGCCCATCGTGGCGCAAATCCTGCACAACATGCTTGTCCCCGGCACGGCGGTTTCCTTGATGGATCGCCTGAAGGCCGCCGGTTTCGGGATGCTCTTTTCCAGTCAGGTTTCGGCACGCGGGGCGCGGGACAGCACTGGCAAGGGTGCCAGCACGGTCTTCTTTGGCGCTGGTTCGGGCAACGCTTTCGTGCCCACTTGGGGCAGCCCGGAGTTGATCGTTGACCCCTACAGCGAGTCCAAGACGGGCAAGGTTGCGCTGACCATGTTCGCTTTCATGGATGTGCTGATTCAGCGGACGGCGACCCACTTCTTCAAGCTGACCGATGTGCAGGACGGGCCGTGATGGAAACGCGCGCAATTTGGCCCGCTGACGGGCTAGAACTGCGCCGCGAAGGACGGCGCCCGGTGATCGCCGGGCGTTTCCCTTACGGTGCGCTGGCCGTCATGGCCGACAGGGGAAAGGTGCGCAAAGAGCGCATCATGCCCGGGGCGTTCGAGTTCGCCTTGAAGGACGTGGCGCGCGAGGTGAACCTGCTGCTGGGGCATTCCTTCGATAAGCCACTTGCCTCTCGCAAGGCCGGAAGTCTGGTGCTGAAGGACACGCCTGAAGCGCTGACGTTCTCCGCGGAAATCCCGGCAGAGCTGGAAGGCGTCACCCATGTTCGGGATGCGCTGGCGATGCTGGAAGCTGGCTTGGTCACGGGCGTGTCCCCCGGCTTTCGGGTGCCGCCCCCGGACGTTGTTCCCGACGCCGAAGGGCTGGACCCTGAGGACGGCAACCCGGGCGTCTTCATTCGCACCCTGCGGCATCTTCTCCTTTTCGAACTCTCGCTTGTGACGCGCCCTGCCTATGAAGCGGCCGAAGCGGAGATTCGTGCAATGACTTCAGCCGCGCACCCGGTGCGCCCGCATCTGGTGGTTTTGCCATGATATCACAAATCGAACAATCGCGTGGCGCCCTCCCTGCCGGGATCGACCCGGTGGAGGTCGCCCTAGAGGCCAGCACCAGCGACACCCGCGCCGCCGCGGTCATCGCTGCGTCATGGGCTCTGGCAGAGGCTTGGACGGGGCAGAACTTCTGGCCGGTGACGGCCGCCGCTTGCACCGGCGAGTTCAACGGCGCGCCTGAAGCCCTTTGGCCAAGATACCCTTACCCCGCGGCCATCGTCGCGGAACAATGGGGCGACGGCGGCTGGCAGGCCGCCACGGGGGTGGAATACGTGCCCGACCTTGGGCGCATCATGTGGCTGACCCCGGGCCTCTGGCGCTTCACCCAGACCGGCACGGTGACCCCTGCCGCACCCGGTGCGCATGTGCTGGAAGCTGTCCGGGCGCTGGCGCTTTACCAGCTTATCCAGTCCCCGGCGCGGCGGGAGTTTCGGACCATCGCCGCGGCTGACAGTTCCTTGACCCGGGAAGCGGTGGCGGGCGTCATCGCTGGCAGCGGCGCCGGGATGCTCCTAGCTGGGGAGGTGCGGTGGTGATGTTCGGGCTTTTCAAGCGCAAGGCAGAGGTAGAGACGCGGGCCGCGTTCCCCTCGGTGACGGCGGAATACGTGGCCGCGCGGCGCGACGGGCTGCGGGGCGATGGCTCCGCCGCGCTCTCGGCTACCGTGGCCACGGCGGCTTCCTTCTGGTCGCGGGCGTTTTCGATGCTGGACGCGGGGCCGGATGCCGGGGCGCTGCGCCCGGACGTGCTGGCGGCCATCGGGCTGGACCTCTGCCTGCGCGGGGAATCCGTCTGGCATATCCGGGTGGATGGTTCGGACTTGGCGCTGCACCGGGCAGCCTACTGGGATGAACTTGGCCGTGGGCGGTATCACCTGCACATCGCCCGGCCCGGCGAAACTGAAACCGTCCGGGCGCTGGAGCCGGAGGTGCTGCGGCTGGTCATCAACAGCGCACCCGAAACTCCTTGGCGCGGCCGGTCCCCCTTTGTCCTGATGGGCGGCAGCCCCCGGCTGATGGCCGACATTGAAGGCGCCATCTCGGCGGCGACCGAATGGACAGGGCGCGGGCTTCTGCCGTTCCCGGATACCGTGCCAGAGGAACAGCAAGCGGCCGCGCTGCGGGGCCTCAAGGCCGGGGGCACCCTTGCCGCCATCAAGTCCAAGGCCGACTTCACGACCAGCACCGGCGCCAGCCGGGCCAATGAGTTCCGCCGGGTGGACCTGACCCCGGACCTGCGGCAGGCCGACCTGAATGATACCGTCAACGGGCTGCACGAACGGCTCTTGGCCGCGGCGGGTATCCCGCCTGCGCTGGTCACCGGCTCCGGCAACGCTGGCGCCATGCGCGAGGGTTACAGGCTCTTTGTGCTGCAGACGGTGGAACCGCTGGCCCGGCAACTTCTGCGCGAGTTTGCCAAAGTCGGCGTGACCAAGCTGACCACGGCTTCCATGATGAGTGCGGACGTGGCCGGACGGGCGCGGGCGGTGGGTGTTCTGGTGGGCGCTGGCGTGCCGCTGGAGAAAGCTATGACCTTGGCGGGGTGGTCCGATGCCTGACTTCGCCGCACCCTTCCGCCGCGCCGCCAAGGTGGCCGGGCTCTGGCAAAGCCTGAAGCTCTATGTCCGGGCTGCGGATGAAACCTTCGGGCGGCCGATGCCTGGCACCTTCGACTATACCGAAACCCTGCCGGGCAGCCTGCGCTGGCGGGATGTGGACGAGGTATCCAAGATCGCCGGGGGCGAGGTGGGCGACGGGCTTGCCTCTCTGGTGGGCCTGACAGGTGCCCTGCCGGACCTGCTGCAGACGGCCGCAGGAGACTGGCTGGTGGTCAAGGGCGCCGCGGGCAAGGATGCCCTAGGCGTGGCCACCAAGGTGAGTGTCAGGCGCTGGAAGGAAGCGGCGGCGCCGGTCATTCGCAACCCCTAAAGGTCACCCGCACCGGGTGCGGCTCCAGCTTGCCTGTTGCAGCGATGGCACAGTTTTGCTGGGTGAGAAAACGGGTGAGAAGGCGGGGAGGTGTCTTGTAACCTATTGATTTCAATAGGTAATGGCAGCCCGTAGGGGAGTCGAACCCCTCTTCCCAGGTTGAAAACCTGGTGTCCTAACCGATAGACGAACGGGCCACACTGGCGT